TGCAACAAGCGTTAAAAGATCCGGGGACTTTCTGTAGAAAATTTTTGACCAATCCTTTGAAACCAGGAGAGATGTTTGAACCAACTTGGTATCAAGAAGAATTTTTTAAGTCCGATAAAAGATTTGTTCTAATCAATGCAGGACGGCAGGTAGGAAAGTCAGAGATGATAGTTAAGTATTCTATCTGGTCTGCTTACACACAACCTAAGGCAAAAATTTTGTTCGTCTCCGCTTCGCAGAGACAGGCAGGATTGTTACTACACAAAGTAAGACAAGACATTGAGAACAACGAGATACTTGCAAAGTCAATCACTAGAGCTAGTCGAACAGAAATACATTTGAACAATGGAAGTATGATTGTGTCACTGCCACCGAGTGAATCAACTATCAGAGGATATACTGCAGACATTGTATTCATTGACGAAGCTGCACATCTTCCGTCAGACGAATTGTTCTACGAAGTTATCATGCCGATGATCATTAGAACGAATGGACGTATCGTACTTACGTCAACACCGTATGGTAAGTCTGGATTTTTTTATGAGATGTATTTGAGATGGTCGCAAGAAGATGACCGAGGTCAAGTGTTTCACTTCCCTGCGTGGAAAGATGGTAAGCCACTAGCACCGGGCGTTGACCCAAAAGATTTAGAAGCACAAAGAGTTGCGATGGGTCCAACAAGATTCGCTGTAGAATATTTAGCAGAGTTTGTAGATGATGGTGTATTATTTTTCAGTACAGATTTAGTAAGACGTAGTATGCGAGACTACCGACAATCAGAGTACGGAGAAGTACAAGGTGAATATTATATGGGAGTTGACTGGGGTAAACAAAACTCGTCAACCGTAGTAACTATAATTAAGAAAAGTAAAACCGGTCCACATCAAGTTGTACTTATCAAAGAGTATCGTCAGATGTCTTATGATCAAGTTATAGGTCATGA